AGATAATGTTGTTGACCCAAGACCACAAGAAGGAGATTTAATCTTCTTACCAATGACCAATTCATTCTTTGAAATAACATTTGTAGAAGATGATAAACCATTCTATCAATTATCAAACTTACCAGTTTATAAATTAACATGTAGCTTATTTGAATATAACGATGAGGACTTTGATACAGGTATATCAGAAGTTGATGATAAAGCTTCGAAGAGTGCTTATCAACTTGCAATGAATATTACTATTACGGATGGTAATCATTTTGAAGTTGGCGAAATTATTGAACAAACATTAACTGCAGCTGTTGGTGATACACCTGCTGTAAAAGTATTTGGTGAAGTATTACAGAGAACAAAAGCTTCTACTAATCAAACAAATGTATTCGTATCAAACATTGGAGCTTCTGGTACAACATCAGCTAAAGACTTTACAGTTGGTGGAACCGTCACAGGTCGAACATCAGGATATACAGGTACCATTGCAACAATACATAGTGACCTGACAGATACAACTGGGGCAGCATGGGCAACAGATGAAGCAGCACAGAATATCGATTTTGAATTAGATGCAGATGGTTTTATTGACTTTAGTGAGTCAAATCCATTTGGTGATCCATCGGAGACATACTAATGTTTGGTGATCATTTTTATCACGCAACAATGCGTAAATCAGTGGCCGTATTTGGTACACTATTTAATAATTTAAAAGTTATAAGAAAGGCTTCGGATGGAAGCGTGTTAAATCAAATACGTGTACCATTAGCTTATGGACCTAAACAAAAATTTCTTGCTCGTTTAGATCAGGAAACTGGTTTTGATGCTCCTATGGCAATAAAGTTACCTAGAATGGCTTTTGAAATTACTGGCATTTCATATGACGCAACACAAAAGTTAGCAAAAAGAAATCAAATAGCTGAAGCACATGCTTCAAATGTGGGTAAAAAGAAAACAATTAAACACTATACTTCATATGATATTTCAATGTCATTATATATTATGGCAAAAAATCAAGATGATGGCTTACAAATTGTTGAGCAAATACTTCCTTATTTTGCACCAGAATATAATGTAACGATAAAACCAGTAACAGGTTTTGATCATAAACAAGATGTGGCTATTATATTAGGTGGTATTTCAATAGATGATCAATATGAAGGCGAATTTACCGAACGAAGAGTATTAATATATCAATTAGACTTCACAATGAAAATGAAGTTTTATGGTCCTACAGGCGATCAAAATATTATACGAGAAGTTAATATTGATTTCCATGATAAGGTTAATACAACTGCTTTATTTGAAGAAATGGATTTCACAATAGGAGCAAGTGATACTGAAGCAAGTTATACTGTGACTACAACTATAACAAATGATGGTACTGAATAATGGATAAAAAAGAAAAAATGACAGCAAGTCTTGAAAAGAATTTGCCGACAGTAAAAAGCAATAGACCTATTAAAATAGATAAAGATATAAAAGATGATTATGAGTTTTCTCGTAAAACATATAAGGATCTAATATATAATGGGACAAGATCCATGGATATATTATCTGAACTTGCAATAGAATCAGAACATCCTAGAGCATTTGAAGTTCTTTCGCAAACAATTAAAAATATAAGTGATGTTACAAAAAATCTTATGGATTTACAAAAACAGAAAAAAGATTTAACAAAAGAAGAACGTGAAGAAGCAAAAACAGTGACAAATAATAATATGTTTGTAGGAAGTACAACCGATTTACAAAGAATGTTATTAAATAAAGATAATGTGATCGATGGCGACATTAAAGAATAATGAGTTTGGTTACCTAGGTAATCCAAATGTAAAAAGAGACGGAGTCGAAACTTCTTTTACAAGAGAAGAAATTAAAGAATATCATAAGTGTATGCAAGATCCTGCATACTTTGCAAAAACATATATAAAAATTATTTCTTTGGATGAAGGATTAGTATCGTTTAATCTATATCCATATCAAGAAGAAATGTTTAAGCATTTCAAAGATAATCGATTTAGTATTGTTCTTGCTTGTAGACAAAGTGGTAAATCAATATCTTCTGTTGTATATCTATTATGGTATGCATGCTTTCACCCTGAAAAAACAATTGCGATCTTAGCAAACAAAGGTGCAGTTGCACGAGAGATGTTAGCGAGGATTACGCTTGCATTAGAAAATTTACCTTTCTTTTTACAGCCAGGTTGTAAGGCACTAAATAAAGGTAATGTTGAGTTTAGCAATAATAGTAAAATAATAGCTTCTGCTACTTCTGGTAGTTCTATTCGTGGTTTATCTATTAACTTATTGTTTTTAGATGAGTTTGCCTTTGTAGAAAATGATGCTCAATTTTATACATCAACGTATCCTGTAGTATCTGCTGGTAAAGATACTCAAATTGTAATTACATCTACAGCAAATGGAATAGGTAATGTATACCATAAAATATGGGAAGGCGCTATGCAAAAAACAAATGAGTTTAAGCCTTTTAGAGTTGATTGGTGGGATGTGCCAGGAAGAGATGAAGAATGGAAAAGATCTACTATTGCCAATACATCAGAGTTACAATTTGAGCAAGAATTTGGTAATACATTTCACGGAAGAGGCAATACGCTTATTGGAGCTAATTATTTACTGGCTCAACAAAGCGTTGAGCCAGAGTTTATAAAAGAGAATGTATTCATATATCATCAACCAAGAAATGATCATGAATATGTAATGACAGTAGATGTTTCAAAAGGAAGAAATCAAGACTATAGCACATTTACAGTTATTGACGTAACTACACAACCCTTTGAACAGGTTGCAATTTTTAGAGATAATAATATATCTCCAATGTTATTACCAGATATTATATACAAATATGCTAATTTATATAATCAGGCCTATGTTGTAATAGAAAGTAATGATCAAGGTGGAGTAGTTTGTAATGGACTCTATTATGACTTAGAGTATGAAAACATGTTTGTAGAATCAAGTATTAAAGCAAATGCTCTTGGTGCTACAATGACAAAAAGAGTTAAAAGAATAGGATGCTCAAGTATAAAGGATTTAGTTGAGCAAAAGAAACTAAAAATAAATGATGCTCAAACAATTATTGAAATGAGCACTTTTGTAAGTAGAGGAAATAGCTTTATGGCAATTGCGCCAAATCATGATGACTTAATGATGAATTTGGTTTTATTTGCTTGGTTTACAACAACCGATATATTTCAATCTTTAACTAATATTGATATGAAAGATATGCTCTATAGAGAAAGATTAAAGTCTATTCAAGACGATATGTTACCATTTGGTTTTGTCGAAAGTGGAAATTATGATAAGGATAAATATACTAAAGATGAAGATGGAAATATATGGTTTGAACAAGAATGGAAAGGTAATAAGATATGAAATACGAAATACTAATAATAACGCATTCGCAGGCTCACGTAAGAGATACTGATTCAAAAGATTCTGGTAATCAATTGCTTTTTGTTGATCAGGCTAAAAAACAAGGAATCGCAGTTCATACTGTAGATTTTCCAGGATTAGAAATAACAAAAGACGGAGATAGCCATTTAGTTGTATCATACGCGTTTGATAAAGAAGGTCTTGTTATTCAACCTGATGATAAGGGCAATAAAAAGAAACAAAACCCTATATTAATACACCCAGAAAAAACATTGATTATGCCAAGAGGCTTAGGTACTATAGGATTTACAGGTAATCGTAATTGGTTTGATGAGATGAAAAACTTAGAAATGCATGGTTATACTCTTATAAACGATACTGAAGCTTTTGATTTATGCAGTAGTAAATATTTTAGTTATCTAAAAATGATAAAGAACGATATTCGTACGCCAAAAACAGTTCCTATTACTCATTCAGCTGAAGTTGAAGAAGCAGTTAAAAAACTTAAAACAAAGTTTCCTATTGTGCTTAAATCATCTACTGGTACTCAAACAGGAGTAGGAGTAGTTATTGTAGAAAGTATGAGATCTTTAAGAGCTCTTGTACAAATGATTCTTCTCTATAATAAACATTTACCACTTATCATTCAAGAGTTTGTACCTATTGATTATGATATTAGAGTTTTAGTTTGCGAAAATAAAATACTTGGAGCTATGAGAAGAGAAGTTATAACTGGAGATGGTAGAAGTAATGTATCGCTTGGAGCCAAAGGTTCTGAAATAAAGCTTACAAAGATGGAAGAAGAAGAATCACTAAGAATAGCAAGAATATTTGGTACAAGGTTAGCAGGAATAGATTTATTACCAGCTGATGACAGAGAAAAAGATAAACCATATTGTTTAGAAGTTAACTCTAATCCAGGACTTCAGGGTATTGAAAGATATGTTGGAGGAATAACTAAACAATTTATAAACATATTTAAAGATAAAGACATTTGGTAGATGAGTATTGTTTTATTATAAATAATACTATTGAATATTCGTATTATGAAACATATTAACTAACTCAAACATAGAGGACAAAGCGATGGCATTTCAAGTATCACCAGGCGTTCAGGTCAATGAGATCGACGCTACGAATGTAGTCCCAGCAGTATCAACCAGTATTGGTGGATTTGCAGGCTCGTTCAACTGGGGTCCGGTTGGTCAAGTAATTACAGTAAGTTCTGAAAATGAACTCGCTGAAAAATTTGGCGCACCAGACAACAATACAGCAAAATACTTTTTAGTAGCAGCGTCATTCTTAAAGTATGGAAACGCACTAAAAGTAGTTCGAGTTGCATCAGGTCACGATAATGCGACCGCAGATGGAGCTGGACAGCTGATAAAGAATGAAGATAACTATAGCACAGCAGCCTTAGGTGTTGGAAATTGGATAGCAAAATATCCTGGAGTTTTAGGTAATAGCTTAAAGGTATCAGTAGTTACTGCAGATATAGCCAGCTTTAGTAGTTGGGCATATTCAAGTAGCTTTGATGCTGAACCATTAACATCACAATACGCAATTGATTTGGGTAAAACATCTGCTAAAGATGAATTACATGTTGCAGTTATTGATGAAGATGGAGCTATTTCTGGCACACCAGGAACAGTATTAGAAACATTCGCATTTTTATCGCAAGGTTCAGATGCTAAGAATAGTGACGGTACATCAAACTATTACAAAGATGTGATTAATTCACAATCTGAGTATATTTGGTGGGGAGCTCACGACACAAGTTTATCTGATGCTGGAGAAACCATTGCGGCCAATACAACATTTACGACTAATACAGCGGCTATTGATAATTCACTTAGCGGTGGATCAGACGATAACGCTCCAACAACTGGAGAAATAGCATTAGGATATGATCTTTTAGAAGATGCAGAAACTGTGGATGTTAACCTACTTTTTGCTACCCCAGACGCCAATGGCGCTGAGACAATAGCAGAAGATTTAATATCTATTGTAAATGCACGAAAAGATTGTATGGCATTTATTTCACCACCAATAGAAGATACAGTAAATAGTTCAACTCCTGCAGCTGATGTGAAAACATTTGCAGATGGTTTAACTTCTACTTCTTATGCTTCTTGTGACTCAACAGCACTATATGTATACGACAAATATAACGACGTATACAGATGGATTGGTGCTGCAGGACACCACGCAGGATTATGTGCTAACACAGACAATGTGGCAGATGCATGGTTCTCACCAGCTGGTGTGAACAGAGGTCAATTGTTGGGAGTAACAAAACTTGCATTTAATCCTAAGAAAGCAGACAGAGACACTTTATATAAAGCTCGAGTCAATCCAATAGTATCACTACCTGGACAAGGTACACTATTATTTGGTG